CAATGCCACCGTCCTCAAAACCGGGGCGACCTGCAAACACATCTTGTGTTTCTGGGCCGAGGTTGGGCTGAGAGTGAGAACTTGTGTTTGTGTATGTTGTTGTGGGAGCACCGTTACTATCAAGGACTGGTGTTTGGCCCCAATATCCGGACACATTAACATCTGCTGCACCGGCGTCGGCGAAAAGACCATCACCGTCGATGTAAGATGAGGAATTTTTTGAGATAGAATCGGGACCACCGAATGAATGGATGGCGTTGGGAAGAGCATCGGCGGCGTCAGTGTAGTTAAAGGGCTGAGCACCAAGGAGCTTGAACAGAAGAGAATCGCACACGAGGGCGGAGCAATAATCAACGTTCTGGTCGGGCTGGACCACCCACACGAGTTCCTTCACGGGGTGGTTGAAGTTCAACTTGATCTTGTTGGAGGAAGACCCGACGGACTCGTCACCCGTGAATTGGAGCTGAGTGATCAAATATTCGTGGGGGTTCTGGGCCATTCTGCGACGTTCGTCAGTGTCAAGGAACACGTAATCAACATACAGAGACGCAGCAACCAAAGATTGGTTGTAAGCGATGGATGCGGGAACGGGGGCACCGGATGCCATAGGAACCGCGGGGGATACAGTATTATCAACACATCCCAATGATGTGACGGCCCACAAGCACTCGTCAATGGGGCGCAAGTCAAGGTTGATCTTGACCTCATGGTATTGGAGAGCAATAAGAGGAAGAGCAAGACCGGGGTTTGTGCAAAACCAAAACTGAAGGGGAATGTAAAGAGTTGTCTCGGGCAATGCGTTGCGAGGAGCGCACACCTGACGGGGTGCGGTGGAGTCGCAAGGACCATCGACGTCGGCAAAACTGGGGTCGGTGATGAAGGTAAGCTGTGTGGTATTACCGATCATCTTGAAGTAACCGCGCTGTTGCTCGGCGGTCATGGTAAGTTGGTTCCAGATGTGCATCCAGTCGCCATACTGACGGTCAATTCTCTGACCACCAATCTCGACCTCAACCTGGGCAACAATCTGCTCACCGGGGAAATCCAACCAGCGAGCGAACACCGAACTTTCGGTGCTGTAGTTACCGTTTCCCATTTGCTGGTTAATCTCGGGGAGAGTAACCTGAAGGTATGTGCGGTAAGCCAAATCACCATTTCTCGAAATGGTGCACTGAACTCTGCGGCCAAAATCAGCCTGCCCATTGAAAGTTTGTTCAATGGACTCAACGGCGAAATTGGTGTATCTGCGGTAGGTCACCTTCCAGAAAGTAATCTGGGGGTTTCCAGTAAGAAAGACGTCTTGGGCGCCGTAGGCGACAAGTTGCATTAATCCTCCTCCCATTGTTTGTTATATTATATTAATGCTAAAGAAAAAAAATTTGCCATAATACAACTAATTGTTTAATTTACCGTTTTGTCGTTTTGTCGTTTTGTCGTTTTGTCATTTTATTGAGACACCCGCGATAAATACATATAGCCCATAAATAACATTTCAATGAATTATCGTTGGTTGCTGCATATTCGTAAGATATATTGCACAATCGTGGATACAATGAAATAATAATTTGCACAAAATAAAACGCCTATAGTTTTTGTGAAAACGACCCCTTTATGAAATTTGGCAAAAAATCATCGCGCAGTATTTCCCGCCGACCCTCGTGTTTTTTTGTGAAAACATACGAGGATTGTTTTTTTTTAATCGACCATCCGTCAATGAGGGCATTTTGAATAAATATCATTGTGTGCATTGTTATGCTGTCGATATTATCAACGTCTATTTGATTTTCAAACTTAATTATATTAGATGTGGGCATGTTAAACGGCGATAATGTCGGGAAAAACTAATATATTTCAATTACGACAGAATTGTTTTTTGCGATTTATACCAACAATAAATGGAGGATCGCGTCGACGGAACTTGTAGAAACTTGTCGAATTAATATTTTTCACACAACCGGCACAGATGCTTGGCGAGTTTTGTCTAAATATTATAACATCGCAACGACCGATACGTCAGACCGATACGTCAATTTAAAACGCCGAATCGCCGAATCGGTAAATCGTCCCTAACAATAATATATTATTTTAAAATAATAATATATTAAATACCCGTCATAGTATTAAGTAGATCACCATGTCAGGGTTTAAGCCAAAAAATGACCTAACATTTAAGTATAATAAACAGACAAATATCACGCTGGACGGGAAGCATAGTGAATTTTTGAACGAGTTTTCCGAGAACGAAACTGTCGACATCCCTAAAATAAAGCGGGAAATCAAATTGTTGTCCAAGAAAAATGCAAGTTGCACAATTTCGATCGAGAACAAAATGAACAATTCGGACCGCATAATGAAATTAAAACAAGACATCAAAAACCTAAAGGGAAATCGAGTAAAATATTTACTGGACACATCCCATATTGTGTTTGAATATTTCGAAAACAAAAAAAACATATCCATAATTGACTCGACCAACAACAGTAAAAATTTAATCGTCCAGACATTTTTTAAGGTAAATGTTGACGATGGCAATAACGCCGACGACGACCGTTCTAAAAATAATCATCGAGGTGGAATAGTCGAGAGATACCTGAGGAGGTTTGACGATTCGTTTATCGACATTGACAAGTTTGTGACAAAATCGGACATTTGCCGGAAGTGTTCCGGCGGCGAAATGATTGCGTTGGAAGACGAAGGCCGAATGATTTGCAGCAATTGTTCTCGGAGCGTTCCGTATTTAATCGAAAATGAGAAACCGTCGTATAAGGATCCCCCGAAAGAGGTGTCGTTTTACGCCTACAAACGCATCAATCACCTCAAGGAAATATTGGCGCAATTTCAAGGAAAGGAGACGACCCAGATTCCCGACAATGTTATTGAGAACATAAAGAACCAAATTAAAAAGGAGCGGCTGTCGTTGGACGATATTACGTATTGGAAAGCGCGCGAAATATTAAAAAAATTAGGATACAACAGTAAATATTACGAACATATTGCGTTTATTAAGGACAAGCTTGGTATTAAGCCGCCGGTGATGACGCCTGAGTTGGAGGAAACTCTGTGCAGTTTGTTCATTGTGATTCAGCCGTTGTATTCGAAGTATTGCCCAAAGGACCGTATCAATTTTTTAAATTATTACTACACGGTGTATAAGTTATGCGAATTGTTAAACGAGACCCAGTATTTGAAGTTTTTTCCCATGTTGAAAGACAAGGAAAAAATAATTGAGCAGGACGCGATTTGGCGAAACATTTGCAATGATTTAAACTGGGAATTTATATACACGGTTCAATGCAACCCCGACGACCACGCTCATCAACCGACGGGGGTCGTTGTTCAGTTTATGAATAGTTCAGAGCAGGTTCGGTGCGACTAAATAATTATTATATTATTTTCGGGATACCTTGATTGTTTTTCTTTTCACACGTTTCACGCGTTTTGTGCTTTTCGTTCTTTTCGCTCTTTTCACACGTTTCACGCGTTTCGTTCTTTTCGCGCTTTTAACACGCTTTCGCTTTGTAGTGGTGGAACGTTTCTCTCTTAGTCTTTTACGACGACTTGTTTTTGTATTACTCTTTCGTTTTCCGCCAGCAATCTCTTCAATATTCATTGGGCCGTCAGTTGTTGTGTCGTCATAATTTTTCGGGTCTTCTGCATCGCCAAGGGATTTTGTGACGTCTTTCGGTTGATTCGGTTTATCACGCGACGGGATCGGGTTTTTAGCACTTTTCTTAGAAATATCGGCTTTTTTAGCGGAATCGTCATCGATATCGTCATCGCTATCGTCATCGTTCTCGCCATGACCAATAACATCATCTGGATCGACATAGGGAACATCGTGTTCCAATCTATTGAGGGCTAATCTGCGATTCATTTCACCTGTTTCGTCGTCAGAAAATAAGTTACTGCTATCGCTATTGCCACTGCTATTGCTATTGACACTGTCACTTAGATTAAGCCCGGATGCAGTTTTATCAAATGAAAACGGTAGGTAATCGCTGGATAAACTATTATTAGTAATGGAATTGAGAGACGACATAGTTAAATAGGAACAATCTTAAATTATTATATAATAACACAATAATTTATATTTACCGGAACAAATATGGCATATACCATATGATATATGGTATATGATATGTTATAGATTTACATTATTTTACTAATGTGTCTATAAATATACCAATGTATTGGTTGTTTGGTTGTTTGGGTGTTTGATGGGGTTGGTTGGTTTGATACCGGTATAATTAAAATCAACAATCCTACAATTAGAATCCACCGGGGAACTTAACCAAATTGGCACCAATACCGAACCCTGCGCCAGAACGAGCGGTCACGCCCATCGCGGGGATGTATGTATCAAGAATACTAAATGTCGCGGCGGCGGTCAGCGCAATCAAGATAATCTCTTCAATGTTGAGAGATCTCTTGGGGATCGCGTAGGCGGCGATGGCGACCATCAAACCCTCCACAAGGTACTTTATAATTCTTTTAACAAGTTCGTTAATATTTAACATACCGTTCATTCTTTATATTATTGAATTAGAAAAAAATAATATATGTCGCACATAAATGCTTAAACATACGCCCATTTTACATTTATAGTTTATGAGCGATTTTTTAACAGTTCCCGGCGATTATCAGAAATACGAACCCAAGATGAACCGCGACAACACGGTTAATACTAACTACGTCGACCTACTTGACGAGGACAAAGCTATTGCGAACCAGACGTATGTGTGCGTGTCGTTTGTGTCGCCCGAAAAGATTCTCGCTCAAAAGGACATTTTCTACTTCAATGAATTCCTAAATAAATGGGATTTCAGTAAATCGATGGAGAAGTTTATCCAGTTTCTTAATTTTATGTCGGTCAAGCACAGATTATCGTTTGACGACACTATGACCGACTTCAAGGAGTTCGTCGCCGACGAAAAAGACGAGCTGACGATCAACACCCTCGCCGACGATTATAAATCATTTGTGGATATACACGACACCGAACTCAATGAAATGTTTCAAAGAAAGAACAACTTCCAGACGTGTATTCGCGGCGTTAAAATTCGCGGATCGTATCCGACGATGGAAGAGGCTGAAATTCGGTGCAAAATGATCCGCCAGAGCGACCCTAATCACGACGTGTTTGTCGGACCTGTCGGAATGTGGATGCCGTGGGACCCCGAATCGTACAAGACCGACCGGGTCGAGTACATGGACGACGAGCTAAACCAGTTAATGCACGAGAAGAATCAAAACGAATCGAGTGCGAAAAATGCGTTTGACAATCGAGTTAAAACAACAAAACAAGATGCCATACAAAATAACATAAAGAAATCCATTGAAACCGGAAATGTTTTGACTCAGGCAATTGATACATCTGGAAATTTGGTGGGTGTAAATAACATCAATACACAGGAAACAAAATTAACGCTCGATGGAGAGAACGATATCCTTACGAGCGATATTCGCAAGGAACTGTTCGAGGGCGATAATATTGTTGTAAGTAATACGGATCATGGCAAGAAAACTCTAACGAATGACCCGTTTTCGTCTAAATAAACAAACATACGCTATTAATTTACATGCTATTTAGACACATGTTGTAAAAAATTCGGTTGCTGAAATATATTAGGAAATTGCTAAATGTAAACATCAGCGATGTTATCATCATTTGGTTGAATGATTTTTTACCAGAGTGACGCAACATGATTGTCAATAACATCATGACCGAGCTAATAAACGCAATGAGCCCAATTAACGACAAAATAAAAAAATAATCACACTTGTCCTTGTCAAGGGGTCCAAATAGGTTGTTAAAGTAATCCATTATGGTTCCTGTATTTTGTTATATATTACTGAAATATAATAAAATATACACTCGGCGTAACGTGGTTGAATAGTATGATGGGTGTCATTATTATAGGCGTTCATGCGAACGCAAACACGCACACACGCAAACACACAAATCGTCCCTCGAATCCGTTTAATTTAATTCGGTTATTTGCAACATTTTATTCAAATGCGATGTATTTTACGAGTTTTCCAGACCGATTACCACGACGACGTTGATTTTTTAACATTTATTTTCTGAAAATTCCCGCGTTTTTTTACATTGGACGGATCATATTTGACATCGGCTTCGTCGCCCGAGTCATAATCCTTTGACAATTCCCAAAATTCCCTTGATCCCATCTTGAACTCTCTGTGCTGGTCGGCTTTGTACCAAAACACCTGATCGTATAATTTGTTCGACCTTGCGTTGTTGTGGATGACAAGACATTCGTAATTTTCGGTGCATTGGTCCATCACTTGGCAGAACGATTCGAACGTCGGAAACATCCCAGCATAATTTTCGTATATTCTTTTTCGGTTGGCGATGTAATTCTCTCGGAGGATAAAAACATAGTCAATATTTGTTCTTAAATTAGGCGGAACCCCAAGCGGGTATTGCATAGTGATTATCAACATTACTTTCCAGTGACGACCGTTCATGAACAACATTCGCATGAGTTTATCTCTCGCCCACGTATTATCATACAGACAATCATCTAATATAACAAATGTCCGCGGGTCGATTGTGCTTCTCTTGTACGCCTCGACCTCGCGCTTTATTTGTTTCATGACAATTTTTTGCCGCTTTAGCACATTTTCTATAATCGTTGTGTTATATTCATTGTGAATGAATAATCGCGGGACCATTCTTCCGTAAAACCCGTTTCCCTCTTCCGTGCCCGAAATTACAGTTCCAATTGGGACATCTTGGTGGTAGTATAGCAAGTCTCTCACTAAAAAACTTTTACCAGTGTCTCGTCGTCCGATCAACACAACGACGGGTCCCTTTGACTCGGCGGCCTTGAAGCTAATATGTTTCATGTCGAATTTTTTTAGTTCGAGTGTCATTATCTTGTCAGTTCGTTGCGGGGTCGATCGATCGATATGTATTTGCTGACTGACTGAGCGAGTAATATTATTATATCATCATTCTATTTTTATTTACACGGCTGAACACATGGTTTGTTAAAGCCGCAAAGATTGTCGGACTGAATTTGGGATCCGATTTTGAGTATTTTGCGACCACCCGCATATCGCCGCATATCGCCGCATATCGCCGCATATCGCATCATCATGTTCTGAATAAATTAATGCGATATGAACATTCATTGGAGTATTACGAATATTTTTCCACACACGCATACACACATGTTTATTTTGCAGTAAAACCGGCGTTTTAAATTACCACCGATGTAAAATGAAATACGTGAAGCGCAAAAACACCGAATTATTTAGAGACTTTCGCAACGACAAGTTTCTTGGAATCACGTCTCCTCAAAATTATATTCCAATTTATACGACTCATTTTAAGTTAAACCAGACAAACTACAACAATATTAATCTGGACAGCACTTGGCGACTCGACCGGTTTGTCGATACTGATGTGGGTGAATCGGTTGCATCGGTTGCATCGGTTGCATCGGTTGCATCGGACAGTGTTCACGACGTCAACTGTTCAACCCCCGAACTTCGCAAAACAATCCACCCGTGCATAATTTCCCGGCAGCGGTCGTCGTCGGAATCGTCAGAGTCGTCGTCCGACGATAATTGCGATACGGCGAATACGGCGACAACCATTACGACGGACGTTTTTTTCAAGTTGGCGCCGCTCGTGTCGCCGTACAGCTACATGATCGGCAAGTATAAATCGCCGGCGTCTATTCTCGAACTACCCAGCCTGACCAACGGGCCCAACGGGCCCAACTGGACCAACGGGCCCAACATGCAGCACATCGAATCAGACGATATCGCAAAAACCCCATCTGGGTGCCACAAAAAAATAGCAGACCCCAACAACTCGTCGTATGTTGATGGATTTTTTTCGTTTTTAGCGAATATTTTGATTGACCGCAATAATTTTAAGAACGGAGTGTCGTTCTACGGGTCGTATTTAGGAATTAAAAACGATTTCGAGATTAACGTATTCGACGACTATGAATATTTAGCGGACTCTGATTTTTTCGTGAAAAACCAAAACAAGTTATTTTCGATCGACGCCAACAATATGATATTTGACGACGAAAGTGACGGCGTGCGGCCGAACATTAGTATTTTAGAAGAAATCGAAATTGATTGCGACTTAATGGAACCTTTTGAAAATTATGCGTCCGATGCTGCAGACGACACCGATTGTTGTTTAAAGAACCTTACCACAGTCGAGGTAGGTCTTATGAACGACTCGAATGCCGCTTCAAACGCGGGAGTAACTATTGACATATTCGGAAATGGTTGCGACGGGTCGGTGTCGTCGGGCGGATCATCGAGCATATCGTCGCGTTCGTCGCACACGAACAGCGATGGATCCGATGGCTCCGATGGATCCGATGGCTCCGATGGATCCGATGGCTCCGATGGATCCCAGACGTCGTCAGGCCGCAGGCTATCTGGCGACGACAGTTGTAGCGAGGGCAGTTGCAGCGAGGACGATTTGGGTTCAACGACTACGTCGCAACACTCGTCCGACGATGAAATAATCACCGTCACCATTCCGAAATTTCCAGTTCAAATAATCGCGATGGAATGCTGCGACGATACGCTGGATTCGCTTTTATTAACGTCCAAACTAACCGCCGACAGCACGATGTCAATGCTGATGCAAATTATCATGATACTGGTGACATTCCAGCAAACGTTCTGTTTTACGCACAACGACTTGCACACAAACAACATCATGTATGTTGCGACCAACATTGAATACTTATTTTATCGGTATAAAGGCGACACGTACAAGGTCCCCACGCACGGCCGCATTTACAAAATAATCGACTACGGTCGGAGCATCTACAGGTTTGGCGGAAAGGTGTTCTGCAGCGACAGTTTTGGCAAATGCGGCGACGCCGCGACGCAATACAACACGGAACCGTACTTTAACGACTCAAAGCCGCGCATCGACCCCAACTACAGTTTTGACCTGTGCCGGCTGGGGTGCTCGATGTTTGACTACTTGGTCGAAGATATCTACGACATCCACGATGTTCCGAAATCGAAAATGGACCCGATTACCGCGATAATCTGCGACTGGTGCGAGGACGACCGCGGTCGTAATTTACTGTACAAATCAACGGGCGCCGACAGGTACCCCGAGTTTAAGTTGTACAAAATGATCGCGCGAACCGTTCACGGACATGTTCCGTCGATGCAGCTGGCAAGACCCGAATTCGCCGCGTTTAAAATACAAAATTATCTGAGTGGCAGCGACCAAATATTTAACATCGATGCTATCCCGGTAATGTCGGACCGATAAATCGCGCAGCGCGCTTACAAGATGCACAGCTCGGCGTCGTCGGCCCCGAGATACTTTTGGCAAATTTTATTGATCGAATCATCGGTTTGCAGCGTAGTAATCGCAATGTTAATATGGTTTTCGAATTCCCACAATCCCTTTCGGATACAAAACGCGTTTTCCTCGTACCCAAATGTCGATGTTACTTTAAGGTCGGTGTTTTTGACAACATCTAATTTGGTCTGCTCGTACTCGACCAAATACCCGTCGTATTTCAGTATGTTGTCGATGTAGTAGTCGGACATATCCTTGATGGGGATGTCGATATTATCATACGTTATTCCGTATTTCGTAAAAACCTCGGCGATTGCGTTATCAATCTTTGCCACGGCGAAATGTTTTCCGCGTATGTTGGTTTTGTTGATATCATTTTTTTTGGACAGGTCGATTACTTCGCTTGTTATGATGGCCTGAAGCATTAAACTGAAATAGTATGCGAAACTCATGATAATGAATACGTATATCATACCTTTTACCCGAAGCTGCGAGTTTTCGAACAAAAACCCCGCCTCCCCCATGAACGTCGCGGTGGTCGTAAAAACCGATCGAGCAAACCCGCGCTCCGGTTCGAATTTGTGCAGGATCGACCCCAGTATCACCCCAATAATAACAATGATCACCATCGGAAGAAGGTAGTTGGCGACGCTGAGTTCAATGTACATCCGCAGATTCGACTTTGCGGGTTTGTACGTGGCGACGAGTTTGCTCAGGAAAATCGAATGAGAGTAATCGACGAGTTTCATTCTTGACTCGAATATCCATATGTTTCCGATGAGAATGTCAATCTCGCCGTTCGAGACCGCCGCAACGTGTTTGTCGTAGTCCGCGTCGAGCTCGATTTCTTTCACGCGGTGTGTCCAATTGTTAATTTTTTTAATTCTGCTCCATATGTCATACACAAGTCCGCTAAAAATAACATGCTCTTCGCCGTTCGTGTCGATCACAACATCTCTGATCACGAACGGTTCAACCATGAGAAGCCCCACGGTGATCACTTTGCCCAGTTCGTTGTAGTCGTTAATTTTATTTGTTCCGATGAGTCCGCTTGTTTCCGCCAATCCTCCCAGGAGAGAGTTGTCGGCCACTTCGGTCATTGTGGGGGTCTTCTTAATATCAACGGTTTTTATGTCGGAGTTTGGTTCGGCGTCGGCTCCCCTCTGTACCGCAGTCACGTCGGACGATTTTATTTTGGGATCCGAAGATTTACCCGGGTTGTTATTATTGACTGTATTGAACTGGGTTCCTCCAAGCGATACCATATTAATTTATAATATTGCAATATAATTTATCAACATATGTATTCCTAATA